TAAATCATATTTTATGACAAAATATATTAAACAAATTATTGGTTTCGTGTTTTTTATATCATTTTTTAGATTATATTATAATGCTACTGATTCTACTGATTCTACTGATTCTATTAATTCTATTAATTCTATTAATTCTAAACATAATTATCATCCTAATACATTTGGAATAGATTTGTATGATGATCCTTGCAAACATTTATCTGCACAACAATTTAGAGCAAATATTAATAATCCAAATCACAAATCCTATGTTAAATGCAATTCAAATATTTGTAAAGATGATGCATTTATTGGATCGAGTACAACTATTGCATATGATGTAGAACATATTATTGATAATAATGGCCCAGAATATAAAAATTGTGACAAAGATATAGTTGGTAACTATGTTATGGCAAAAAATGAATGGAATCAAATTTTAGGAATAGTTGCAAAATTTGATTATGATAAATCAACAATTGAAAAAACTAAAGTTTATGGAAATCAGATGATGAATAGAGTTAGATTAAATATTGAAAAATGTTGTGCAAAAGAAAAAATCTCCAGAACATTTCAGAGAGATGTTAGATTAGCAAGATGATATACAATTTAATTAGATAAATTTTAATTATTTTTTTAATTTCATAAATTCACATGTATAGGTTGGTTTTTGAAAAGACATTAATTCCTCAAAATTATTAGCATAATCTCCATAATTAATAAATAATTCTTCTCCTTTTCTAATTGGACGATTAGTTCTAAAACCCATATATTCACATTTATCAGATACTACTGATAAATTTGGTATTTTTGAATGATTAAGAAAAAAACTAACATTTAATGAATTAAAACCTAAATATGGAATCGAATATTTCATTTTTTCATCTGGACAAATGAAATCATTTATAATTTTTTTTACTTCGCTTTCATTTAATTTATCAATTGTTTTCTTTCTTATATTTACACTATTATAAAAATAACATGCATTTTCAGTATTTATAAATGGATTTGTTCCTAATGGAATATCTCTAATAGCAATAACACCTGAACCAGTTATAGTAGGTATTGTTGTGGGACCAATCTTACAGAAAGTTTTTGATAAATTTTCCAATACTAATTTTTTTCTATTTGTTAAATTTGTTGAATTTGTTAAATTTGTTAAATTTATTTTATCTATATTAAATTTAAATTTTGGGGCAATTAATTCTTGACATTTTAATATTGGTTTTATTGTTTTGAATCCAAATAATTCACAATCAGTATTTGTTTCATCATATGTTAAATTAGTTATTGTTTCATCAGTTGAAATATTTATATATAAGATGAAATTCATAGTATTTAAACCATAAAATGGAATATAATATGAAGACGTATTCAAATCATAAAGTGGTTTAATCAGTTCCTTGATAGAATCATCTAACAATATTATATCTGATTCAGATAATTGAACAAAATCATATAATATATTTTGATTATCTGTCAAAACAAATGGATTAGTATTTGGAGGGATATCTTTGATTGCTACAAAACCTAATTTATCATTAGGAAAGACGGCTAATTTTGCATATGTATTATTATTTAGATTATCTAATAATTTATTAATATAGTTAGTATTTGTAGTATTTATAGTATTTGTAGTATTTGTAGTATTTGTAGGCATATTATAAGTATATTATAATAAATGAAGAAAATATTCATAAGATTTAATTTTTATACATTATACGATCTTTTGTTATTAATTTCTATCATGATTCTACTAAGATAATCTATTAATTTATTTTTAATATCATCTATATATTTAGAATTCGTTCTGTCATTTTTAAATGTCCATTCATATAATATACCATAAATTGGATTATATATTTGATATTTATTGATTGGTGTTTGATTTAGTAAACCATAAATAATTATTTGTAATAAATATTCTAATTTTGGAAATTCATATGATGAAGTTTTTACATCAATAATTGTTTCACTAAATGGTATTATTATATCTGCAAATCCAATAATTTTCAAATAATGATTTGATAATTCAACCTGAGTTTGAATAGATTGATTATATTTAACTAATTCATTTATATATATTAATACATCATTATACCATTTAGAATATTGTTTAGCACAAATATCATTATTTGATATATATTGTGGTAAATATTGATAACCAGATCTCTCATTTAAGATTGGATTTGTCAGGCTGCAAATAAAGATATCATATAGAATATCTATTGTTGGTAATTTAGGATCGATAAATTTTAAATATGAATTTCTTAAATTTTGCTCAAATTTTAAACTAATTTTAGGAATATTGTAATTGGTCTTATCTAGTAAGATATTAGATTTAAATATGGCATCATTCATATTATAAAGATTTTTTAATTGTGAAATTTGTGTTGGATTTAATTGTGTTATATCTGTTTTATCATTCAGATAATATAATAAAACTAATTTATTTAGGTCTTGATATTGAATATTTTCATTTTTTAGGATTTGTATTTGACGACTAACCATTGCATCTATAAATAATCCAAAAATATTATTAGTATTTGACATAATTTTAATATTAGTAAAACATTTTGGAATGGTTTTGTTAACAGAATTAATTAATGGTTCATGAACATTTTTTTTAGTTGGTTTAAATGACATAATTGGTGATAATATTTTTTTTATATTTATTATGTGTTCTCCTCCTAATAATTTTATTAAATCAGTTACACCAATCCAACTCTTGTACTTTTCCCTGATATTTGATGTATTAATTTCATCTATCATTTTATCCTCTATAATTTGGTGTGTTTTTTTTAGAATTAGATTTTGTTGAGTTATTTGACGCCTATCTGAACAATCAAATAAGTCCATTTTATTTTCATCAGATACTTTAGATAAGATTAATTGATTTATATTTTTATTAGAAGAAATAACTAGCTGTTTTTTCGCGCGTGTAATTGCTACATAAAATAATCTGCATTCTTCTGCATGAATTAATTCATTTTCAGGATTAGTATTATATGCTGAATTAACAAAAAAAACATTATCAAATTCAAGTCCTTTTGATGAATGAATTGTACAAAGATTTATTCCAATCGGATTAATTTTATAATTATATTTTATATAATTACATCCAATACCCATATTTATAAGTTTATCCTCAATATATTCTAATGTTTTATTATATCTACTTAATACAGCAATTGATCCAAGTGTTTCAAATCTATTTTTTTTTATGTAATTTAATAATGTCTTACACAAATACTCTATTTCATCTATCCATTTATCAAATATTATCAATTTTGGTTTATATTTATTATATGTATATATTGATGACATTTTATCTTCATCTAAAATAAAACAATTTGCTAAATTAATAATCTCATTTGTTGACCTAAAATTATGTTTTAAACTAAATATTTTAAATGTTTTAATTTGTTCTTCTGATTTAGTTTGTTCTTCTGATTTAGTTTGTTCTTCTGATTTAGTTTGTTCTTCTGATTTAGTTTGTTCTTCTAAATTAATTCCTAATTTTTTTAATAATAAATTTTTAGAATCTTTTGGTTCTGTATTTTTATTTTGTAATGAACCTAATGAACCTAATGAACCTATAGAAAGATTTTTTATTTTATCTAACCATCTACTAATTGTCTGATTATTATAATAAGTGTAAATAGATTGATTATAATCGCCAATTAAATATAATCCTCGAATTTTTCCATATTCTAATAAATGGTAAATAATTTTTTGTTGCATTGGTGTTAAATCCTGATATTCATCAATGATAAAATATTTAGAGCTAATATCAATATTATTATTTATGATATTTTCATAAGTATATACTAAAATTTCTTCGGGAGAAGCAACTTCAATAGCATTATTATTTTTCGTATCATTTTCAAACATAATAGGTTTTATTAATTGATAACAAATTGAATGAAAAGTTCCAATTAATGCATTTTTAAGCGAACTTTCGAAGTGATATATAATTCTGGATTTTAAAGTATTCGTCATTGCCTTAGTATAAGTGCAAATTATTAGATCAGATTTTTTTATTTTATATTTATCAATTAAATATTTTATTTTTAAAATTAGACACCTTGTTTTACCAGATCCAGCACATGAATTCAATATAATAAAATTATTATCAGATAAAATAAACTGTTCTTGTTCTTTTGTAGCTTTTAAAGTAGTAGTATTATCAAAATAATATGTAGACATTTATAATAAATTTATTTATTTTATATTAGATAATTAAACAAATAAATAAATAAACAAACAAACAAAAAAACAAACAAAAAACAAACAAACAAACAAATAAATAAATAAATTTATTATAAGATATTTTTAATATATTATAAATTTGATTTGATAAAAAATATATTGATGTTTTATATATATTCTTTTTTATGAATAATTATAATACATATGATAATTATAAATTTCTATCAAAAGATTCTTTTGATCAATCAAATTCATACAATCAATCAAATTCAGACAATCAATCAAATTCAGACAATCAATCAAATTCAGACAATCAATCAAATTCAGACAATCAATCAAATTCAGACAATCAATCAAATTCAGATAATCAATCAAATTCAGATAATCAATCAAATAGAGAAACTTCTAATTCACTAATTCGTAGAATGGTAGATGATATGAATATAAAAATTACTCAAGGGTTTAATACTAATGATACTAATGATACTAATGATACTAATGATACTAATGATACTAATGATACTAATGATACTAATGATTTAAAATCAGAATATTCAATAGATAGAATAATATCAGAATCTGATACAAAAGATATTGTAAATGAAATACCGAATATGGTTGATATTGCAGAATATGCTATAGACTCTGATAAAAAAAATATAACATCTAAAAAAAAATCTAGAATAAGATCTAGAGAAATTTTTAAAACATTCAAACCACTAGATACACTTATAATAAATCCATTAATTGATATATTTAGACCAATTTATAAAATTTTAAAATTTAAATCAAATACAATAGGTACAATAGTTTTAATGTCATTTAGTTTTTCATTATATTTTCTATATAAATCAAAAAATAATTTAGTTTGGTTATTTTTATTTTTTGGAATATTTATTGGATATTTTGATGATTTACATTATGTTGTTACTTCTAAAAAAGCTTATTTAATAAAAAAATCAGCCAAAGTTGTTAAAGTTGCTAAAACTACAAAAGCTGCTAAAACTACAAAAGCTGCTAAAACTATTAATAAAAATTTTTATAATTTATTAAATTATGAACACAAAGAAATGTATACTATTTTAGTAAAACTAATAATGTTTACATTATTATTTGCAATATTCAAAAGTAATATGATATATTATGAGAAAACAAATATGTATCATTATTTATTATTACTAATATCGATTCTAATAATAATATTAGAATTTCATACAAAAAACAGGATAATTGAGTCAAAAATAGCAAAAACAAAAAAAAGTTATGATATTAAACAAAATTTACAGATAATTAAGAAGATTAGTTTAAGTATTATATTTATAATTAGTGCATATCTATTTTTAAAAACTAATTTATCTAAAAAAAAAACAGATAATTTATTAAATATATTTTTATTAAATGAAAATGACAACTAAATTCATAATAAATTCATAATAAATTCATAATAAATTCATAATAAATTCATAATAAATTGAAAATAATTTTTATTATATGATATTATTATTCATTCATACTATAATATAAGAATGAATAATAAGTTTACTATCAAATTTAACGAAAAATTGTTCGCTATGCCATGGCATGCGAACGATTACCCAGATAAAGAAACTGTTGTAATCTGTCGTATAGAACGTTTAGAAGTATATGGTTTTAAAGTTAGTATCCTCAATTATGGGGGCATTGGTGCATTTCTTGCGTTGAATGAGCTTAGCCGCAAGAAAATTAGATCTATCCGTTCTATAGTGAAGGTCGGTGATATTAAACCACTTCTTGTTATCAAGAAAGATTATAAACATGATCAGGTTTATATCGATCTTTCTAATAAACAATTGACTAATGCAGAAGAAGAGGTAGATAAATTGGAAAAATATTATAGACTTATTAATATTTTCCATATTTGGCTTAAAAAAATATATAATGCAAAACATTTTATTAATGGCACATATGTATCAGATCTCAATGAGTCTATCCAATGTTTAATTAAGAATGATGATGAACAAATGTTACGATCAAAAAATACAATACATAATGCAATATCATCAGATTCTATCAGTACTACATTTGAGAATCAGTATAATAAAGATAAAGATAAAAATAATAAAGATAAAGATACATTTGATGCAGATGCAGATGCAGATGCATCTGCAGATACAGATAGCGATACAGATACCGAAAATGATAAAGATTATAATGATATAGATGATATAAATAATATTACTAATAATAAACCAAGTGATGATATGTATCATGCTGATTTTGATAATGCAAATTATAAAACAACAGTTGAAAAATCATTTCCTTATGATACAAAAGTTTGGCAAAAGATAATGGCTTGTACACTTTGGAAATATCCAATTTCTGATATATATGATAAAGTTTTGAAAATTAAAATGGGAAGTTTATCACTAGGAAATGTTTTTCCTGATCTTATTGAATTGCTCAAAGATAAATCATTTTCTAATGATTCGGTACCAGTTCCAATTCAAGTTCCAGTTATAAACCCAGTTATAAACCCAGTTACAAACCCAGATCTAGATCCAGATTCAGTTTCAGATCCAGATTCAGATTCAGTTTCAGATCCAGATTCAGATTCAGTTTCAGATTCAGTTTCAGATCAAATTACAAATCCAGATCCAGATCCATATCCAGTTACAAATCAAGTTACATATCCAGATTCAGATTCAGATTCAGATGCAAATTTAGATTCAAAAAATGATATATGTCAATACATTGAATCAGAAGAAGAAGGTGAAGTAGAACCATATATTGATATTACATCAAAAGATTTAGATATTTTATTAGGATTAATTGACAATTATATTAATTACGACATAATTATTAAATTAAATCTCAAATTAACAAGCTGGGGTTATAAATCATTACAAACAATTAAAGACATTTTATCCAAAATTAAGTCAATTCCTGATGATTATCAATCAAAATTTTCATATAATTCAATTATTCTTAATTCACCATCATATGAATTTATAATTAAATCGACTAATAAAGCACTAATGGATGAAATTTATCCAGAAGGTTGTTCATTAGAAGATTCTGAATTGGGTCAGAAAATTATTAACATATTAAAAGACTATGATCATGATATTGATTATGGTATTGAAATAGAAAGAAATGATATTTCTTAAGAAAATAAGTTTATTTATGATATTATACAGCTCAAGAAAATCCGAACATTTCAAGACAATTTTTATCCATTTTATTTTAACTTTTCATAAAAATATTTTATCAAAATTTTAGGTTTATCAATATTAGATATAAAAAATAAACTATCTGATTGATTGATCTTTGTTTCTAAATACTTCTTTATACCGTTTGGTGTATTAAAATTCGCATCCAGATCCAGATCCATACCCATTAATTTTAGATTTTCTAATGGATATAAAATTGAGAATAATGAGCTGATTTGAAACATAGTTGCATTATTTTTTAACATATTTTTTGTAAATAAATATTCAGGTCTTTCTTTTATTGATTTTAAATAATCTTTATATGGTGTCAATTTATTTAATTTGTGTAAATATGCAAATGCTCTATTTGACCCGATATATAACATCCATAATATTCCAAATAAATCTAATAAATAGAAATCTGGATTAGAAAAATATTTTTTTTCAGATTTTTTTAATTCAAATTTCTCACTTAGAACTTCGCCATAATCTATTAATGACCAAATATAACCATATGTTGGAACTTTATAGCCAAAAATTTCTATATAAGTTTTTAAGTTGCATTTAATATATGCTACATTTCTTGTATGAATATCTGTATGAAAATAACCTTTTGATCTCATTAAATAAATTGCATATGTTAGTTGAATTATAAAAGAATATATTTGATTTTGATCTAATTTATTAATTATCTGTTCTAATGTACCATCTTTTAAATCATAAATTAATTCTATACAATAATCAGAATCTGAATATGAATTTAAGATTTTTTGAAACTTAGTATCTGGTTTAAATATTTTTGAGGATATGGGTTGTATATGGTTGCAGTTTTCTATTATTTCGTATTTATATAATTTCATAAAGTGATTTGGATATTTGTTCATCTTATTTGCAAATTTAATTTCTCTCCAAATTTTAGATTTTGATGATTTATTGATTTCTGATTTTAGAATTTTTTGTCTTTTTAGTGCATAAAATTTATTATTTGCTTTAATTTTATAAGTTACTCCCATAACTCCATTACCTAATTTTTTTATTTCTGAATAATTTTCCATATATTATTTAGAATCATAATAAAAAAGTAATTAATTATTTATTTGTTTATTTGTTTAGTCCAATATATAATTTTAATAAGTAAGAATCTATATATTTATTGACATTATTATAATAATCATATTCGCCGCCATCTTGAACTACATTATTTGATATTTTCTTTTCCAAACGATTTACTATCATTTCTACAATTTGTGTTATTTGTTTATCTGATAAATTTAATTTTTCAACCATATTTTTTGTTTTTTTATTTATTGTATTATCAAGTGTAATATTTTCTAATTCTTCTTTCTCTTTCTCTTCTTTCTCTTTTTTCTCTTTTTTCTTTTTTTCTTCTTTTTTCTTATCTTCTTTTTTCTTATCTTCATTTTGTTTCTCTTTATCTTCTTTTTGTTTCTCTTTATCTTCTTTTTGTTTCTCTTTATCTTCTTTTTGTTTCTCTTTATCTTCTTTTTGTTTATCTTCTTTTTTCTTATCTTCTTTTTGTTTATCTTCTTTTTGTTTATCTTCTTTTTTCTTATCTTCTTTTTGTTTATCTTCTTTTTTCTTATCTTCTTTTTTCTTATCTTCTTTTTGTTTATCTTCTTTTTTCTTATCTTCTTTATCATTCTCATCTTTATCATT